AAAAATTGTACATGGACCTAATTCGGTCCTTTATGGATCAGGCAGTTTGGCAGGTACTATTTTTATTAATGACGATATCCAACCCGGTTCTACAGTTAGAGCAGGTTCTGATCATCAATTTGTTAGCCATTCGTTAGAGAATTTATTTAACTTTACGTACCTTTCTGCAACTAATGATAGTGTACGCACAGATAACAATGAAGAAGACGATTACAAAAATGTAACTGCAAGGGCACACATTGATTTTGGTTCGTACACTGCAAACGTAATGATTAACGATTATGAATATGACTTTGATCAATGCTGGAACAGCAGTTACGATTACACTAACGATTGCTTGCAAGAAGGTCAACGCGGGGCAGTAAGTGTACGTAGCGAAAATTGGACTGTAGGCCATACTTGGAACGATGCTGACTATTTTGCTGACTCTGATAACTTTTGGGTTAGTGAAGCCAACAGATGGTATGCAGACTATAGAACAAATCTTGTTTTAACTATGGGTGATGCGATCATTGGTGTAACCGCAGAACAAGAAGAATACGATAGTGACACAGAAGACAACTACGCCATATATGGTGTACTAAAAACATTGTTTGGACTTGAAGTTGGTTCCCGTGTAACACAAGATGCATTTGTATATAGAGTGGGGTATGAGAATGACGGCTTGTTCGTTAATTTGGGTACGTCATTTCGCAATCCAAATCTATACCAACTTAGAGGTGACGCTTGGACTAATCCTAATCCTAGACTAGAACCCGAAGAATCAATTGGGTACGAAATAGGTTGGAACAAACTGTCTTACTTTCATTATCGTTTTAGCGAAGGCATAGATTACGATTTTAACGAGAATCAATACGTAAACATAGGTAAGTATAACACGCAGGGTTTTCGTTACTCAGACATGATTACACTAAGCCCTAATGCGTGGATTCACACACATCTTGGTTGGACAGACACTGAACAACCACGTGTTGCAAAGTACATGTTTGTTATATCGGGTACATATATTATAAAAGATTACACCGCAAAACTTACATATCAGGGTATGTTTGATCGTAAGCAAAGTCCTTACGATACTGAAGAATTAGACAATGTTAATTCATTTGACTTAAGTGTGCAAAAGTCAGTGGGCAACAACTATTTGCTTTCTGTTACGTTTAGAGATATACTAGATAAAGAAATTGAAATTATCCCTGGCTATGGAGCTGGTGGTAGACAAATATTTTTGACACTACAATATAGGCCAGAATAATTTATGCGAAATGCTAGACTCATCATTAAAGATGAGGTAAATTTAAAAATCGAAGGGCTTGAACTTGATGCACGTAGAGCCTGCATGAAAAAATTTGAATATGAAGTTCCTGGTGCAAGGTATATGCCAAGTGTTAAACTTGGTAGATGGAACGGAAAGGTCAGTTATTTTTCATTAGCAGGTTCTACCTACATCAATCTATTAGAAGATATCATTCCTATCTTAGAAGAACTACACTATGATATCGAACTAGAAGACCTCAGAGACTACTCAACGACCTTTGCGTTTAATAAAGTAGACACAGATACATTTGCTCACGTTAAATGGCCAAAAGGACATACACACGAAGGGCAACCTATCAAGTTAAGAGACTATCAAGTTGATGTTATTAACGGATTTTTAGAGAACCCGCAGTCTATACAAGAAGTAGCAACCGGCGCTGGCAAGACTATTATGACTGCCGCATTGTCAGCAAGCATAGAATCATACGGTAGATCAATTGTTATTGTACCAAACAAGTCACTAGTCACACAAACAGAAGTAGACTACAAAAATTTAGGACTAGATGTTGGTGTTTATTTTGGTGATCGCAAAGAGTATAATAAGCAACATACAATTTGTACTTGGCAATCGTTAAATATTTTATTGAAGAATACTAAAGCAGGTAGTGCTGATTGCACCATACACGAATTTATTGAAGATGTTGTTTGTGTCATGGTTGATGAAGTTCATATGGCAAAAGCAGATGCACTCAAGCAACTATTAACAGGAGTAATGTCATGTGTACCCATCAGATGGGGACTAACTGGAACGATTCCTAAAGCAGAATATGAACGTATTGCTTTGTTAGTAAGTTTAGGTGGAGTAACTAATAAGTTATCAGCCAGCGAACTACAAGACAAAGGAGTACTTGCTAACTGTCACGTAAATGTTGTGCAGTTGCAAGATGGACAAGAGTTTCAAAACTACCAAGCAGAGTTGAAACACTTATTAACAGATGAAAATCGTTTAGACAAAATTTGCGATTTGATTGATACAATAAAAGACTCTGGTAACACTCTTGTTTTAGTAGACAGAATCAATGCAGGTAATGAAATTACTAAACGCATAAAAGATGCTGTCTTTATATCAGGGAGCACCAAAGTAAATGAACGTAAAGAAGAATATGACGAAGTTGCGACTGCTGATGGAAAAGTACTTGTTGCTACCTATGGTGTTGCTAGTGTGGGTATTAACATTCCTCGTATTTTTAACCTTGTACTTATTGAGCCAGGTAAGTCTTTTGTTCGTGTCATTCAGTCTATCGGTAGGGGAATACGCAAAGCAGAAGATAAAGACTTTGTGCAAATTTGGGATATCACTAGTTCTTGTCGTTTTGCAAAGAGACACTTAACGCAACGAAAGGCTTTTTATAGAGAAGCCAACTATCCCTTTGTGATAGAAAAATTAAACTACTAAGGTTACCGAATAACTTGAATTATCTAACTGGAGAAGATACAATAACACTATGAGAATATTAACATTAGAAAACGAATTTTATAATTTAGAAACGTTACCAGAAGAAATCGATGACCTTCGATTTGCTATCTTAGATAATTCTAATCCACAGAACGTAGATTACTATTATATTCCATTAATCTTTTTAGAGTCATTTAATGCGCCGGCAGTTGTCTTAAAGATTGGCGACAAGACTCTTAAGATGCCGGTAGATTGGCAAGTGTTAATTGGTGATGAAGATGGCGGCGATTTAGAAACACTACCTCTTTCTAGTTTGAACGATAGAGGCTTTTCAGTGTTTATGTTTAATCCACTGTCATCGTTCTCTCCGGCATTTGCTCCGATTGAAATTGTTGACATCTATTCAGATGTAACTTGGTATGCTCCTCGATTGCGTAACGGGCAGTTTCTCTGTGTACCAATCGATGATGGTCCTCAACCTAGATGTATTTACTTTGTAAAAGAGATTAGTAGAAACTGCGAAATCGTTGACTATGCACAGGTGTTCTAATGGCAGGGAAAGGCTCTGCGCCTCGTAAAGGTGCAAATCAAAAAGCATATGAAGATAACTGGGAAAAGATATTCGGTAAGAATAAACCTAGCCACGATGCTATAGAAGTTATAATGACTACTCCACAAGAATATAAAGATGGCGAAAAGAAAAACAAAGACACCAAGTGATGAAAAACTACAAGGGCAAGACTTTAACTTGTTTGAAGCAATTGCGGCAGTAGATCAAAAAGATTATGGATACTACGACAGATTAACGCCAGAACAACAAAAGAAGTTTGTTCCCTTTATGATGCTACACTGGATCAGTGCAGTAAAAGGTAAGTCTGCTGTATCTCAATACTATCTGCAAAGCGTAGACTATCATGCCAATCGTTATTTGTTTAACGAAAACGTAATGAAGCATCCTAAACTGCAATGGTTGATGTTGTGTGCGGCAAGCCCGGGCATAGGCAAACAATATCATCAGTGGATCCCAAACATTAGACAAAGTGTGTCTAAGTTAAAAGACAAAGCAACACCAAAAGAAATTAAAGAGTACTATAAAAAAGTATATCCCAAAGTTTCTGATAGTGATTTAAAAGATATAGCAGATGCCTTTTGCGAACAACATAAACGTAAAATGTATCTTGCTGAAAAATTTCCTGATTTAAAAATAGAAGACTTGGAGTTATTAAGTGACCTTGTTAGTGATGAAACAATCGAACAGTACGAAAAAGAACTTGGTAACTGAGTTCGGCTGTGAGTTTTGTGGACGTGGATTTGTGCGTGAGTCTACGATGGATAAACATCTATGTGAAAACAAACGCAGATGGGGTGACAAGGATTTAAAAGGTAATCGTATTGGGTTTCAAGCATGGTTAAACTTTTATCTTAAGAACACAGCCAGCAAAAAACAAAAGACGTATTTGGACTTTATCAAAAGTTCTTATTATCTAGCCTTTGTTAAGTTTGGTCATTATTGTGTAAACGTCAATGTTATTAATGTTAATCGTTATGCAGATTGGTTGCTTAAAAATCAAATTAAGATTGACAAGTGGACTAGCGATACAAACTACACAAAGTTTGTTATCGAATACTTGAAAGATGAAGACCCATTAGATGCAATTGCACGTAGTATTGAAACTACAATTAAGATTGCACAGGATGAAAAGATACAAAACAAAGATTGTTTACGTTATGGTCCTCGCAATCGTATTTGTTATGAAGTAACGACAGGCAGAATCTCACCTTGGATGCTTTATCACAGTGAGTCTGGATTAGAATTTTTAGGTCAGTTAGAAGAACTGCAACAAAAAATGATCTTAGAATATATTGATCCTGAAAAGTGGGCAATCAAGTTTAAAAGAG